ACCAGCACCCATACTACCCATTTGGGAGTTTAAAGCAGTAATTGATGGCATACCCTCAATAATCGCTTCCTCTAAGTCAATCTCTAATAAATCTAAATATCTCTTAGCAATTGGGGTTGGATTCATACCTGGTAATTGTAGAATATATGGCATTCCTCTTTCCATATTGGCAAGCTCTGCTGCTTTATTTGGACGACCTGAAGAACCTGCTCTAACTTTAAGTAAAGTCTGTTTTGCCACCTGTTCTCTATTCATTTCTGGCCATACAGCACCATCACCTGCAATTTCCATCACAGTTTCTTTAGATAACTCCATAAGCATTAACTGACCACAAGCGGTAACAACATCATATAAAAATTCATCTAAATCATCTACATTTGAGTTCAAAGAAGTTTGTCTTCCACCCTCGGCAATTGATGATTCGGTAGCTGTTCCACCTGACATTCCACCCAAATTAGCCTCTTGAGCACCAACTGTTCTTAAAACATCCTCCATTTCAGAATTAGTTTCATAAAGTGCTGGATCAATTGGAATAGGTTTAAATGGTTGAAGTAGATTCTCTACACCTTGACCTGCTGCTAACCCATTTAATTCAATCAAAGCATGTGGTGGTGGATTTTCTAATTTAGCAACATCTTCATCATCAAGCATTCCTTTAACCACCATGTATTTAGGTTTATTAGCTTCACGATGTAATCTACGATATTCCCTGCTTCTATTATATTCATTTTGAACGTGCTTCAACTGGTGAACATCAGATAATGGATATAAATGTTCTTCACTTTCAGAAGCATTAAATGTAATAGCAAAAATAGGCCAAAAACCTTCCATCCAATAATCTGGTTCAGCACATGGCTTTAAGAATCCATTATACCCATCAGCTATTGTGAAAGTTTGACCTAAATCTTTATTATAAACTTCCCATACACAAACAAGACCATCTTCTTTATCATCTTCTCTTTTCCCACTACCATCAGAATCGGCTGCTCTGTGATACTTAGCCAGTTCAGATGCACCATTATCTTTATAAGGTGTAAACCCTGTTTGAATATCAATATTGTAGATCTTTTGAATTTCCTGTGGACTTTTATGAAATTCACGAGCAATCCATCCTGCACCGACAAATCCCGATAATTGACGACATCTAGGGTCAACAATAACTTCAGTTGATCTTGGAAACATAAATAATGGTCCTTCTCTCAATAATTTATTTTGCTCTGATTCTAAATCAGCAATCAATGTTTCTAACTCATGTAATTCATATTCTTGACTGGTATCAATTTCGTCATCAACAAAATCCTGCATTCTTCTTTGAAGCTCGCCCATCTTGTTTCTGGCATCTTCAAGTTTTGCAGTATCATCTGGGCTCAAAGCTGCATATTGACGTTGGAAACCTAGCATCAAGTAAGAAACACCACAAGTTTTAGCTCTACGAACTAATGATTTCATTGAAGGTTTTAATCTCGGTTTTTGTTCATTTGCATAATAATCAAAACAAATCTCCATAGTACGACCAATCTTGTCGATCATTTGTTTCTTTTGACGACCTTGTTCAATATCTTGTAAAAGAGCCATTGGTTGTTCCAATTGCTGCTGAATTTGTTGGGATTGCATCATAGCCGCCATATCACCAGCTTGAGCTGCTTGATTCGTTAAAGCTAATTGTTGTTGTAATTGCTGAACCTGATTCATTGCTGCCATTGCAGTTTCTTGAGTTCCATCCCATATTAAAAAATCTAAAGTTTTTCTTTTCTCGGCACTCGCTGTTGGGTTCTTCGCATATAACGATGCTACAGATTGATTTAGGTAACGATTTATGATTGGTACAGTATAATTATCATTATCAAGCCATTCATCCTCTGCACCCTGTCTGGCTATCATCATATCATCACGCATTCTTTTGAAATCTTTCTCAAAATGTTTTTTAGCTGCACGAATCCTACTCTGCCATTGAGTAATAAATTGTTTCATTGAATTATCCAAATCAGGCTCTTCCCTTTGGACACCAGATTGTTGTTCGGTATTTTCACCCATATCGTTTGACTGATCCATGTTATTTTCTAATTCTAAGTTTTCCATAATTTACCAACCTTGTGTTTGTTTTTTAATACGATCCAAGCGAGCCTGACTTCTGCCAGCATGGACAACCCAAGCACCTGTTCCAACTTTTGGTAAATTATTTTTATTCACCGAATCAGATTGTGCAGATAATTCCTTTACTAATCCTAAACCAATATGTGCCATAAAATCAACAAAATCTTTCTTAGCACCTCTTGGAAATTTTAATAATTGATTCTTCGCATCCACCCACCATGGGGCAAATCTTGGGAATCTAACTTTCCTCATTGACATTCTACCCTGTATTGATCTAGCTCTAGTTTTCTTATCTTTAGCTGGCACTACTGGGTCAATCATACAATAAGTTTTTTCTTCAATCATTCTTTTTCTCAAAAATGGACCAAATGATTTTGAAATCAACTCTGATTCCATCCACCACATCATTGGTTTATGAGTTTTCATTAATGTCAATATTTCTTCAACTGTCCTATCAGTCTCCATATGATCCATCACCAAATCTGGTAATACCCAAATATCATCATTTTCATCAATTCCAACACACCCAACAACAGTATAATCTCGCTCTTGATTTTCACTTGTCGCATGATCTGAAGCTGCATATTTCCTTAAGTTAGTAGGTAACTCATGTGGACCATATTCAATGATCATATCTTCAGTAAAATAAACACCCTCATCTGGTGCTGGACTACCCATAACCAAAGCCGAAAATGATGCTGGATCACCCTTCTTCCATTGTGCAAAGAATAATAAATTCTTCTCTCTGGGCCACAATGCTGTCATTGGTTCATGACCAAATTGAGAAGTAATTCTCGGATCAGTCTGAACTTCTAATTTTAAACCAAGTGCTTTTGCTAAATTCGGACTTTTAATCACACCTGGAATATTCATATATTCCCAATCGTCTGAAATACCTGCAAAACGCTTATTTCTCTCTGGATGAGTTGGATCACATAATCTACCGATCAGATCATCTTCATGCCATCTAGTATGAATTACACAAATACAAGTTTTATTAGATCCACGAGAATATGCAACTTTAAAAAACCATTTCCAAATTTTATCTAAATGAGTTTCTGTAAATTCATCATCATCACCTTTATATGGATCATCAATAATAACATAATCAGCTGTACGACCAGTAATTGTACCACCAACACCAATGAAGAATATTTTACCACCAGCTGTGTTCTGCATCATTGATTTGGATTTAGCATCCTTCATCAATTGAATTTTTGGGAAAACCTGTTGGTAAACTGGTCTGCTATTTATTAATTGTCTAAATTCATGACCTAATTCATCTGCACGAGTTTGGTTATAAGTAACTACAACAATACTGGCTTTCGGATTTTGACCCCAAATATGAGCTAACCCTAATTGGGTTAGATGGATGGTTTTACCATGCTGGGGAGGGATAGAAATAGCTACCCTTTTAGTCTTCTTTGTGGTAATATTCTCAACAATATCACAAAGCATATTACTATGACCAGTCTGCTGATATTCGGTCTTTGTTACATCATCTGGATCTTCTGGATCTGGCATCATAATTTGACAAAAATCTGGCATCTTTGTCTTAGCTTTATCAATAAGCAATTGCCTCTGAATCAGCTGGGTTTCCGTCTTTAAATGTTCATCACTTAAATGCGATAAATTGGCTTTCTTTTTTCTAACCATTATTCTTCGCAAATTAATTCATTATTGTATAAAATCATATCTAAAGTCTGATCTGTCATAAAATCTATCTCCTCATCTGTTGGTCTGACACATTTCAGAACATCAGAATATTTAAGATTTGGATTTCCTAGACCTAGAATATTTGTTTCGCATCCGCTTACGCTTATCAGAACTAGACATATTATCAATTTTGTTCTGAACTTTTTTAGCTTTCTTAACGGATTTAACTGCTCTTTTAACATTTTTATTCTTTTCACTTTGTTTACCTAATAAAAATAGAGCTACCGCTCCAATTGCTCCAAATATTGCTATAATTTTATTTATCATCTTTCTTCCTAAATTTTTCAATCATTGCTCCTGTTAATAAGGCGACACCAGCTAATAATAATCCATCTGCTGTCATGTCAATCTTATCATAAAGTGTAAATTTTGCTAATAATTTTATTTTCGCACCATAAGCAATTAATGCTAATTTGGCAAAACCACCAGAAAAAATCAAAAACAAACCAGCTATCCTTTTAGAAGATTTAGCCCCTCTGTCATCCTCGATGAAATTTATTAATCCTGCTATAAATTTATTCATAATTAAACCTTTATTAATTCAAAATGTGGTAGATCAAAAAATGTTTGATCTTTAAAGTCATTATCAGAATCCCAATCACCACCCCATCTTAATTTATGGGTGATTTTACCTTCTTCTAATAATTTCGCTGCTACGCTCTTCATTACACCTGCTAAGAAATGAAATCTATTCTTATCATTCCAGTCTATTTTGTATGGTGCTATGTCAACTGCCAATGATAATGGTTGCTCATCTGACACTTGATGTTTAGATTTTTTATTAACACCATCTAATTTTGATTTCCCTTGTGTAAAATATTCCATTTGAGTTTCTTGAGTTCGTGATCCTTCAAGAATGGTGAAATCATAAACTTTAATAGCCTCATCAAGGATCAACTGTAAATCCTTATGACAAGTTATTTTTTTACTATGTGATCTTCTTCCAAATTTATAACTCATTCTCTACCCTCAAAAATATTTTTTAATAATACGAATATATCGTTACCAAAATTAACCACACTAGCAAAAATACTACCGCAAGCTAATACAAAACATAATCCAAACTTCCAGTATTTAACTTTCATATTCAGATTATCTACTTCACCATTAAGGCGATTAATGCTACCTTGCATTTCTTCAGCTTTGGCTTGAACCCTTTTTGAGTTCTCTTTTAAACCATCACCTAAATTTTTTACTGAAGTATTAATACTACCTACTTCTTTATTCAGATCAAGCAACGCTTTTTGGATCTGTGCATTTTGAAAGTCGTTATCTGACATTGGTTTTTGTAAATTTAAAATTGCGTCCATTTTCTTGTTAAATTGTTCCTGACTTTCGATACCAAATTTTGAATCTCAATATTTGTCTCCGATAAGGCATTCCCTAGTTTGAGTAGATCAAGTATAATTTCTCTCTGCTCTTCATCACGAA